GCCGACTGTGCATCCATCTGCTTTTTTGCTTCGCCATAGGTTTGACCTGTCGCTACCTGCTTGGCAACTTTGCCACCGGCATTACGAAGATCGGATCGGTTTGGATACTGCTTTGCCATTTAAGCCCCTGCTCCCATTGGTGGCATTGGAGGCAATGGTGAACTCATCGGACCAGCAGGTGCTGGAAGTCCTCCACCTCCTCCGCCAAGTTGTGCGAGTAATCCTTCAATACCGCCAGGTTGCGGAGCAGACGGTGGCTGTTCCATGCCCATACCTGGCATTGACAAACCTGGTTGTGTTTCAGGTGCGCCAGTTGGGGCAGGTGTTGCCTGCCGTTCCTGTGCGCGCTTTTGTGCTGCTTGAATTGCTTCAGGCAACGACATCTTGTTTTGAAGAACACGATCAGCGATAAAGGCAAGGTCGTCAGGCTGGTATGGGCCGTTCGGATCTGCAGCTTGAGACTGGATGGAGGACAGTAATGCCGATTCGATTGCTTCGGCAACGATGCGATCCTTTTCCAACTCAGGATCAGCAACAAGTGGGTCTGCTTCACGGGCTGATTCTTTAGAAATAAGTCCTGCACCAAGACGCTGACCCAAGCCAATAACAAGGTTATTCACGTCGGAACCAGCAGCTGAGTATGCGACATAGTGGAAATCTGTTTCCCACAATTTGTTCGGGGTGTAGTCCTTCATGCCACCTGAGGTGCCAGGCATAAAGAAAGACTTGGAGGTGTTACCCCAATATGCTTTTTCGATTGCGATAGCGATCTTGTCTTCTTCAACACGGGAAGCTGCAAGAGTGTCTTGTGCTTCTTGTACTCGGAAGTCCACAGTGGCTGAAAGAACAGAATCGCCTCGGCGACCGGTACGGATGTTTGTGCCTGATTCTCCACCGAACTCGGCAGGGATAGCACCCTCTAAACGCTCTTGGCGTTCAAGTCGATCCAAAGCGGTGTCTGTTTTGTAACCAGGGTTCAACTGTTGCACCTGGATGTCGCCACCTTTGACAACACCTAACTGTCCTGACTTGCCATCGGCGATCTGGATGATTTCTGCGTTTTCACCTGGGCGGGAAACAAGGTATTCGTCAGGGAAAATGCCACGCTCAATAGCAATCTCGGTGAGAGCCTGAAGTCGGGCGCGGGTGTAATACATTCCAAGCAGACCATCAAACTGTCCACGGGGCTTATCAAGCGTAATACGCTGGGGGTTGACAACCAATGGCATACCAGCACGGTTGGACATACGAGAAAGTTCTACCGCTGCACGACCCATGTAGGCACCACCGGTGATTGGGTCACGATCTTTTTCTGATCCCAGCACCAATACAACGATTTCGTTTTCGCATACATATTCAAGGATGGTGAACAGATCGTCAGGGTTCGGGTTGCCAACACGAAGAACACCGTTCAACAATGGGCCGTAATTACGCATAACCCACGCATACGGACGGCTGTAGGAGAAGATCACATTCTCAGGGACAGGGTTTGATTCGTCCGTGATGGGGGCAGCGAAGGTATCAAGGGGGTTGCGAAGGTGCCATTCGACAAGTCGCTTGTCAAAGTTCGGCTTCAGGAACACAGGGGCTGAGGCGTAGGCAAAGAAGTTACGCGCACGTCGGCGATCCTTTTGGTTCATACGGTTCTGATCCCACATGGACAACATGGCTCGCTTGCGGTCACGGGCAAGTTGCATAGAGCGATCTTGTCCTTCACGCAGGGCAGGGAAATACGGAGAAGGGGATGTCGAGGTGACACGCATAGCCATTTGGTCAAGACCCTGAACAAACAGGTTCGCTACAGAAGAACGAGCAGTACGATCCAACTCGGACAGGGGTACAACTACTTCACCGTTAGCAAGTCGGCGTACCTCACGCATCTGCTGGAGGATCGGCCCAAGGTTTTGATGACGCTCACGATAAAGATCAACAATTTCCTCAACTGATTTCATGCGCGACCTTTACTAGATTCAACGGGTGTAAAGGTATCACACTATCCACCTATCATCCATGAAGGTCGCCACTGTCGAGGAGGGCGTTTGACTTGGGTCAGGTTTGGCAGGTTCAAAATTGCCATCCATAACGCCATGACAATGTCGGTTCCGTTCTTTTTATCCCTACTCCACTTCGTTAACTCGTCAACAGCTGCAAGAGTCTTCCAATTTCCACGCATAGTGGGGAACCGGATAGCACCAGATCGGACAACAGGGGGTATTAATGCTTCAACACCGAGGGCTTCGTCCAGTTTGTTACGGGAAGTGGTGTGCTGAATAATGTTTACCCGCCACATTGACTGCCATTTGCGTACAAAGTCGTGGGCAAGAAGGAATCTTTGCGCTGCGTTGATCTCAACAACCCAGTGTGAGATGGGATAACCGTATTCAACTGAGCGTTCCTGCCATTCTTCCATCATCCCTGAGTATGTGCCGGTCATTGTGTCGTAGCCAAGCACTTCTTCAGCGGTTAATTTGATGCGTTCTAAGTCAACGACGTGGTACAGGTTCAAATCAGGCTGGTAAATGATCCACACGAACGCCCAAAACATTGTGGGGGACGGGTCAACAGCAACAATAGATACCAGTGGGTGAGATAATCCGTTAGGTATGTACCCAGGTAGGCGTTCATTATCAATGCAACCGTTATACATCACCCCGTCGTTACCAACACCACCGGTAAGCCAAGTGCGATCAACCAGTCGAGAGTCAATATCTAAATCTTCCTGCTGATACACAACATTGAAAACATCAGGTTTGTTGTAGCGAATAAACGAAAGGTCTTTCCACGGCAAACGCTTCGGGTCAAGCAACGGCCCATCAGGATACGGCAACGATTTAAAGGATCTGGACTCTTTACCCGTATCTAGTTCTTCGTAATACGCTTTGTAGATGATATGGCGGTACTTCTTCTGCCTGATCGGTTGACCATTCTCAACATCCTCAGGGGTTTCCACATCCGAACCGTCATAGTTAATGTCGTCATCAATGTCGTAAGTTTCTTTCGCCAAACAATGCGCGTACAAATCTCCCGATCCGAGACGCTGACCGACAACGGCAAGCAACCCACCTGGGTCACAACGGGCTTCAGCAACACCATCCCACCGTTCAAGCAGCTTGTCTCTGGCAACCGACTCACGGGCGTTATCTGGGGATGCCACGTCGTCAAAAAGGCACAAGTCCGCACGGTGACCAATGAACTCTGTTTCAATACCGTAGGCACGAACGGTTGGCTCTTTATTGTCAAGCCCGTTCCCGTCCAGTTGTTCGACAACAAATTCTTCGGCTCTCCATAGCGCACCTTTATCAACTGGTTTAAACCTTCCATAGTCAATCGTTAAACACCCGACAGCGTTGACAGCCAACCCCTTCTCGACCATCATCGGATCAGGTTCAATAGGCATCACACGCTCAAGCGTTTCACGGATACGGCGAGAATACATCTTCGCCATGTTCTGAGAAACCGACCCGATCATCACACGGATACGCCGGTTACGAACAATCGCCCACACAGCCACGTCGTGAAACAAAGTGGACTTACCCGCACCAGGGGGAACATTCAAAACAACAAATTCTTTTTCTTCAGACTCCAACAACTCCACCAATGTGAGAGCTGCTTCGACTTGCCACGGAGACGGGACACGGCCAAGGTAGTAAGTACGGAAAAAGTCAAAATCTTCAAGCCCCCTCAACGCCTCCTCAGAAAGTTTGTCGTGAGGAATCGCAGATGGCAAATCAATAGCATCCATGAAGTTATGGTGTGCAACAGATTGGCGACCACCAGATCCAGCACCCGAAGACACCTTATGGTCAGCCTCTTTACGGGCAGCCTCTAACTGCCTCGCCCGTTTAATCCAGCGCGTACCAGTGTTGTAATGAACACCTGTCTCTGCACAAGCATCTTTGATATTCCGACCTGCAGCTATCAACGCAAAAAACTTTGCTTTGTCTGCCGGTGGAACTGCTCTTTTAGTTCCCATCGTGGTTAAAGATTACCACTTCACCTTGTCAGCCCAATAAGCCGCAGACATCTTACCCTTAGCAATGTTGCTTGCGTGTCTTGCTTTGAACGCTTTGTTCCGTGCAGATCCTTCAGGGGAACCCTTCACACCCTTCTGACCAAAACGAATCGTCTTAATCTTGTCACCCTCCTTCGCCACAACGACGTGCGACTTAAAAGGATGATCCGGTGTTGCCTTCGGCTTATTAAACCCTGACACA